CTTAGGCCTGCGTCAACAGCTCTACTAACAATCCTCTGAAGTGCTGCAATCGCCACAAGAGACATTGTACTGAATTTAGACGCTACTTGATCGACACTAGAAGCGATGCCTGCAAGAGAAAAACCCTTGGCAGCATTGCTAACTTCAGATAGACCCTTGGTTGCTCCCTCGAGCTTAAGTCCCTTATTAAGTTGCGCCAAAGAGTCAAGCGTTGACTGAATTCCCCGCTGGAATTGCGAGTTGTTGAACTTCATGTTGACGACTCTATTGTCCACACTGCTCATGCTGCAGTCACCGCCCTCCAAACTCGTTCGGCTATAGCGTCAAAAACTGGTTGCATCGAAGGGTTGATGTAGTCCCTTCCCTGGACGTATCCACCGGTCCCAGTTCCATATCCATACTGGAGCATGATGGCCACTGGAAAGCCGTTCTCAATGTCATAGTTAAGCCAAGTGATCTTACTAGATTTCCCTGAAGTCTCTACCACATAACTCCAGGAATGGGCCGCCAAACCAGTTCGTTGCGGCATGTTCTGCTGGAGCGCAGCAACACCGGCCTGTCCTGCCGATTCAAGAACAGAAGCAATGTCTAACTTGTTCATTGCATTGAGAAACGCTTCTGTATTCTTGAACGAACCGCCGCTGGTGAAGGAAACAAGGCCCATTAGGCCTTCAAGAAAATGGGCGTCCCAGCTGGAGTTCCGCCAGGAACATCTTCAAGAGCAGTAACGGAGATTGCTCCAGAAACTCCGTCTGCTCCAGTCGGACCAACGACACTACCGACATCGATGTTTGTTCCACCGTACGTCGTGAGAATCAAATGGTTCGAACCGTCTAAAGATGCGTCAACGATAGTCGCATCTTGAATAGCCAAAATTGCATCTGCAGTCAATGACGTAATCGTCGCCATGGGTCCTCCTACGTAGAAGTCGCGGTATACGTCCCGTCACCGTTGTCGGTGACACCAGCACTGATGAGTTGGAACGTTGAAGCGTCAATTATGACCAACGCGGAGTCCGAGGCGGTGATCGTAAACGTCCCATCGCCATTGTCTGTAACAACGAAGTCTGGGGTTGGGGAACCAGTCACAAATATGGAGACAAGATCCTCGATGGCTGGTAGCCCAGGGTTGTTGCTATTTGTTCCGTAAAGAAGATCTTCTACCTGGGACAAAATAGCAGCGTCGGATTTCGTAGAATCGATGATCAAATGCGACGTCGGCCTAAAATTCGGGATGGTAACCGGGCTCGCCGAAATATCCCAAGCAAAGACGCTTGGCTCAACGCTAGAACTTAGTGTTTTATACGACTTGTCTGTTGGGTTTGCGACTGCGTTATAGACCAAATGCAACTTATACCCAGCACTGAGACCTGTAATAGCATCCCCCACCTTGGTCTTGTAACACAGTCCGAACGTTCGCCTATACTGTTCTCCAGCGTACAATCCAGACGCTACCTCGAGGACGCCATCGCACTCCAACCACTCATCTGGGAAAGTGATCGCCGTCAGCGTAGCTTTGAATTCCTCTGGAATAACTCGATTTGAATACTTGACCCCGTCTATGAAAAGCGGATCAGCTTCGCCATCGGTTCCAGACTCATCGATGGATACAACACCTGACCAGGAAACGCCGATCCCATTTGACGGGTAAAGGACGACGTTACTCACACCAGATTGATACTTTCTTTGCGAGAGATCGTCCCAGGTCAATCTCGTCATAAGGACCTCCTTGTCAGCCGCGAGTATTGTACTTCTTTCGTCTTTGCTCGTTCAGTGCTCTGTTTCTCGCAGCCACTTCTTGCGGAGACAGTTTCTTCTTCGGCGCGTTCATTTCGCTACACACCCGAATGAGTGTGAGTAAGCGGTTAATGTGCCAATGCTGACACTCAAAAGGAATTCCAAACGAAATCATCCAATAATAGATCAACTCAGCCGTGATGACTTCACGACTCTTCCCTCGCTGAGTTTCAGAGAACCATGTCGCCGTCATCTTCGCATTGATGTACTTGTTGATCTGATCGTAATTCTCTTTGGAGAGTTTATCGAAAACTTCTAGGGAAACCTCCGGAGACAAAACCATGGCGTTAATGTACCAGAGCATTTCTTCTCTTGCTTTGTCTTCTTCACCAATAAAGGGTTTTTCGAAATGCGACTCCCATTTTGACAGAGAAACCAGAGAATGCTCAAGAATCACGTCAACGGACTCGACGATGAACCTTTCTGTCTGCTCATCATAGAATTCGCCGGTTACCACGCAAAGTTTGAGCATTCCCTGGTCTCCTGTCTATTTCGATCAGGCGTACGTGAACAGCCAGTCGTTGTCCGAAACGGCCGGGAACATGTACCCAGCATCCGGCCAAGCGGTAACGACCGTGTTTTCGGTGATGTCGACGTCGCCAGTCACGGCGACACCATCGATGTAGTAAGTCACACCGGTTACCGTAGGAATGGTGATGGTGTTTGCAGCGAACGTCGGAGCGGTCGGAGTGGCCTCCGTGATCGTCCCCGTGAACAGTGCGATCACTGCAGCGGGAAGCGGAAGCATGGGATCCACGCCAACAGTTCCATATAGAATTGTCTCGAGCGCCTGAATAGAAGCCGACGTCACCTTGGTCGAATCCACCACGATGAGCGAAGTCGGCTTGTAGGTCACAGTGTCGATGGTTCCGACCTCAACCGGGGTGGTCGTGACCGTCCAGCTGAACTTCAAACCCTCCGGAGAGTCGTTGACGGTCGTGTAAGCCTTCTCCGACGGAGCGGCAAGAGCTCCGTAAACGAGGTGCAGCTTGTAACCGTGCGAAGACCCGTCAAGATCGTTTCCGAGCTTGGTCCGGTAGCTGAAACCGAAGGTCTTCCGGTCCTGCTGACCGACGCGGACGCCAACGGAAGGCTCGAGCGACCCATCGCACTGACCGAACTCGTCAGGGTACGTATAGGCCTCGATCGTGCATCCGAACTCTTCGTTGGAGAGGAGGTTCAGATACTTCATATTGTCTGCGTACTGCGGGTTTGGCTCGGCACCGGACGGACTCTCGGTTACGGTGGTAAGACCGTTCCAAGCGACGCCAGAGGTGTACGCACCTCCAGCATCCGGTAGATACAAAACTCCGTGGTCAACGCCGGTCTCGTACAGGCGTTCTCCAGTGCCGTCCCAGGTAAGAGCGGTCATGGGTTTAGGTTTCCTTTCAGTAAAACGTTGTGAAGACGTTGTGGTTCAGACCATCTGCCGCAAAATATCTGTTGAAGAGTGTTTTGGGCAGCATCGCGACCTTATCTGGGATGGCGCTATCAGGATCCCGGTCAATGACAGTAACCTGATATCTAATTTCATGTGAATACGGATTGTTATCTGCAAATTTAGTAAGCGCATTATCACGCTGGTAAACGATACAAGGATAGACCATAGAAAGAGAAGGCGGTGGCTGAAAATAAACGTTTCCAGTAAGCGTTTCTAAAAGAGCTTGAAGATCAAGCCGTTGGCCCATTGTAAACACCTCCAAGCCTCAGGAGCAGGCGGGGGCTCTGCACTTCAACTTCTGTGACTTTCCACAGAGCCCCAGCCCACTGTACATACCTGATGGCAAAGAAATGGTTTTGGGCGTACGCATCAGCAACAATAGAAATGGAGTTATTTACAGTAATGTCATCGTTGACTTTCTGACCATCACGAAGTGTCCGAGAATTCCGGACAACATCTCCGTAATACTCATACTCAGTGATGACATCCTCATAAACCCCAGGTTTCGTTTGTACTGACTCTCCGTATCCAACTTTCCCGTTAAACTTTGCCATGACTAGGAGTTAGGTCAGCGCTTGGTGAAAGACCAGTAGGTGTTCGCGTCGTTCGCGAAGTAGTAACCACTGTCCGCAGTGGCAGAAATCGTCAGCGTCTCGCCAGCGGTCAACGCGGTCTGCGCACCAGCGGAAAGCGTTGCGTCGGTAGCCGCGTTCTTGTAGGTGACGTTGGTCATGGTGGGAACCGTAGCGACACCGGTCGACTGAACGAAGGTCGGCGCCGTAGGCGTGGAAAGCATGACGTCAGTAGAAGCAGACGTCTTCTTGATGACAATGGCCGTCTTGGGCCGAACGAGAGCACCAGACAGACGAGTCTCCATCAGGTACTTCATAGCGTTGTAGTCAATATCAAAATCATCGAACAGGTTGACCTCACCACCGCGATCGGTGCCGGTGTTGTAGTCAGCCAAGTTGACGATGATGCCGACGAGTCCGGAAACCTCCTTCATCGGCTCACAGTTCACGACCCGGTCGACGCCAAGAGCCTCAGCAACGTCCGCGTTGGTCTTGTACAGCCTCTGACCTGTGGTGTCCTTTGCCTGCTTGAACTTGTTCAGCTCGGGAACCGTGGTGAAGAACGTCGGGGTACCAGTCCCCTTGTAGAACTCCAACCCGTCCATGACGGCGTCGATGACCTCGTCATAGGTCGAGTTCGCGTCGTCAACGTTCACGGTGACCGTAGTCACATAAAGCTCGTGATCGTTCAGGATAGAACGGATCCCGGCGCCATCGCTGGCACCCATGGGGTCCTTGACCTTGTCGTCGCTGGAAACGTCGCGGCCATCACCGATCAGAATTGCTCGAGCGACCTCCTCGTCGAGCATGACGCGCATCTCGCCCTTCAAAAAGGCGATGACATCAAAATCAGTGATGTCAAGAGCGTCGTCACGATCCAACTTCTGCTTCTTGTAGACCGTGGTGGGCGTAGTCGTACGCTTGGTCGCGCCAACCCACTCTTCAACCTTGTAGTTTCCCTTGATGTAGCCCTTCGCGCGGGCTTCGTCCTGGGTGATGTCAACGTTCAAGGACTTGACTCGAGAGAACGGGGTGTGACGGGACCCGTTCAGAACCACGTTGACCCACTCAGTCCTCCTCTTGGTGAGTTCAGGAACATCGGTGAGGTTCTTGGCGTCCGGAAAGAGGACGTCAATGTTATCGATGCCGTGCTGAAGCGCAAACTTGCGCGCAGCCTCACGAAGGCTCCCGAGACGACCAGCATCAGCGACGATCCCGACAACATCGTCATGGGTCAGGGTGTAGGGAGAGCCGATCCCCTCAGGACCAGTGGAGTTGCCAGCGCCTTCAAACACATTCTTCGGCACAGTAGTGGTTCCTTCCGTTTCGTTGTCGCCAATGCCGGAGTGAGAAGTGGATTTTCCTCCCGAGCTCGAGGAGGACGTTGCCTGCTCGAGCGCGAGACCGATCATGTAGTGAACGACGGTCTTCTGATCCTCGCTCATGCCGTTGTAGATTTCAGCGACAGTGGCATCTGCCGCAGCATGAGCCAAATCGTCATCTTCCTCGTCGATGTCCGAGTAAGCCATGTCCGAGGTGGCGGGACCGGTGCCATCGTCCCGACGAGAAGTGCTCTCGCTCGTAGAGGTCCTGGAAGCGACGACGTTTCCGTCCTGAGACTCAGTGGTCGTCGAGGTACTCTTGACCGTGTACGTCTTCATGGCGTGCTCAAGCTCGAGCCCGCTTGAGATGATGACCTCGTCCGGAACCTCCTCGATCTCGCCGTCTGCGTGCTGCAAAGCGACGTTCTCGATGTAGGCGCCGGGATTCGCCCCAGCCAAGACCAACGAAACCTCGCGAATGAAGCCATGGAAGACCTGCTTGGCCCTCTCGACAAGCTGATTCGCGAAGATAG